TCTTAGCAGACTTTAAAAGTACAAGAGCAAATAAGCTTTATGAGTGTGATTGGACACAAGCCTCAGATGCTCCTTTGACAGATGAAAAGAAAGCAGAGTGGGTAACTTATAGACAAAAACTCCGTGATGCACCTGCAGGACTACCGGACAATTTTGATAACCTTGAAGGTTACGTATGGCCTACCAAACCATAGAAAAAAAGTCCTTGACATTACAACCCTTTTTGAGTATAATTTTCCCATGAGTAAAGAAGTAACAACAATTTCCCCAGAGGGGCTTGAAGTAGCAAACTGTTATCTAACCCTCGGGAATATCAAGGGTGTTTGTGAGTATATGCAAGTTGCCGAAAACAAGGTAGTGGATATCTTAAATCGACGGGAAGTTAAGAAGTACGTGGATACTGTATACCTAGATATGGGATACAGAAATAAGAATAACATTGCATCCTTACTGGATGAGATGATACAATCGAAGCTAGAGGAAGCACAGGAGACTGGCGTATACTCCAGCAAGGACTTAGCAGACTTATTACAAATGGCTCACAAGATGCGTATGGACGAGATTAAGGCACAAGCCGATCTCGCTAAAGCAGAAGGCTCTACCGTTAAAAATCAAACAAATGTTCAGATTAATGACGGCATACCCTTCGGTCAAGGTAATTATGGTAAGTTAATGGATAAACTACTCAATGGACTTGACACCTAATGAAGCGGAGCTAAATACTCGGTTTGCAAAGCACGAAGCCCAATGCGAGGAGCGCTGGAAGACTATCTTTGCCAGACTTGAAGTTATGGAAAAAAAGATGGACACTCTACAAACCATGCTGTTAGCCGCAACGGGGACAGTAATTATATTCTTAGGAGGAATTATTTTAACGTTACTCAACGGGTAGCGAGAAGGGGAAGCCCTTAGAGAACTGAAGTGATAGGAGAAGTAGCAATGGTATTGACTGCTCTCAAGGCCTTGAATGACGGTATAGCTACGGTCAAGGAGTCTGGGGGCAACCTGTCCTCTATCATGGGCAAGTGGGCAGATGTAGAAGAAAAAGTCCGCGATGTAGAACAGAAGAAGACAGGAGCAATGTCGTATAAAGAAGCACTAGACATGGAAAGTGCCAAACGACAACTTATTAATTTTGATAGGCAGTTAAAGGATATCTGTCTTATACAAGGTCAAGGAGACCTTTATACTTCAATCAAGCAACGAATGGCAGAAGCCCAGTTGCAACATGCAAAGGATATAGCTAGAATACGAAAGAAACGTAAAGAACGGAATGAGATGTTTAAAACATTAGGAATAATAACTTTTTCCGTAATATGTTTTTGGGCGATAGCTTTTGTAGGATTTACAGTATGGACTAAACCTTAGTCTCGGAGTAAAGGAGTGAATTATGGAAGCATGTTATATCTGTAAGTGTGACCCTTGCCAATGTGCGAGTAAACGATGATGGCGTACGGTTACGGAAGAAAGAAAAAGAAGAAAAGGAAAAAGGCTCCGAAAGGCTATCACTATATGCCCAACGGTAAACTCATGAAAGGCTCTTCTCACCCGAAGAAGAAAAGAAAGAAGCGTGGCAAGTAGACGTAAGTCTTCGGCCAAGAAAAGAAATATACCCGTAAATAAAAAGCTGTATGCTAGAATAAAAGCAAAGACAAAGAGAAAGTTTGCAGTTTATCCTAGCGCTTATGCGAACGCTTACCTGGTAAAAGAATACAAGAAAGCGGGTGGGAGGTATAGACGTGGCTAAGACCGGACTGAAGAGATGGTTTGGAGAAAACTGGGTAGACATCTCAAGACCAAAGAAAGGCGGAGGGTTTAAGTCCTGCGGCCGTAAGAAAGCAAAGAAAAGCCGAAAAGGATATCCAAAGTGCGTACCAGCAGCTAAAGCTGCAAGAATGAGCAAGAGTCAGATACGTTCAGCTGTAAGACGAAAGCGTGCAAAGCCACAGGGAGTCAAAGGCAAACCAACGTATGTAAGAACGAAGGCTCGTAGAAGAAGGAAAAAGTAAATGGTTGATATACTCTTAACTTTCTGGCAGTGGACTGCCTTTGCAATACTAGTTTTAGTAGGGTATGTCTTTAGTAAGTTTGATGGCCAAGGAGAGTATAGGGTTGGTTTTGAGGTTAAAGAAATGCCTCACATGAAGCCGATTACTATTGAGACCAAGAATAAAGGGTTCTGGAAAGGAATTGCAATGTGGTTACTTAGTGCTCGTAGGTGGGAAATCTGCGATAACTTTCACTATAAGCTAGACGGCAAAGATTACATGATACCAGCAGGCTTTCAGTTTGATGGGGCGTCAGTACCTAAGTTTCTAGCAATGTGGTTGTCTCCCACCGGAGTTCTTTTGATGGGTGGGTTGATTCACGACTACGGGTATAAGTATGCTACTCTCATGACTCCAGACTATAAGAATATTGGTCAGAAGAGTCAGGCAGATATGGACAAACTTTTCAGAGACATTTGTATCGAAGTTAATGGTTTTAAATTTTTAAACTATCTCGCTTACTGGGCATTAGCCGCGGTAGGTTTCTTAGCTTGGAATAAGCACAAGAAAAATGGAACACACTTAGAGGAGGATACATGAGTGAAATAGATAACTCTCCGCATCCCGCTGATACTAATGGCGATGGTAAGGTTTCCGAAACAGAAGAACAGATGTTTTTAGAATTTAAACGAAAAGAGCTGGAAGACGCAGATGCAATGCGAGACGCTCAAAGAAAGATGACTTGGTTTGCTTTAGGCGGACTACTGCTGTACCCAGGTGCCGTAGTATTTGCTTCTCTAGTTGGTTTGGATGAAGCACAGAAAACGCTTGGTTCTATGGCTCCTACATACTTTGTCGCAGTGGCAGGTATTGTAGCAGCTTTTTTTGGAACACAGGCATACTCTAAAAATAAAAAATAACTGAGTACTAAATGGCAATTGAAATAAGCAGAAAAGATATTGTATCTGATATGATACACGATTTACAATCTGAGACAAGGTTTCTCAAATTACCAGTAAATCCATACTTGGAGATGCTCGGCGTAGAACCTCTTGCCTCACAGAAGGCTATAATAAATGCAATAAATAATCCTAAGTACCGTTTTGTATGTGCGGCAGTCTCTAGGAGACAGGGTAAAACCTATATTGCAAATATTATCGGGCAGCTAGTCTCACTAGTTCCCAATTCGAACATACTGATCATGTCCCCGAACTATGCCTTGTCTCAGATTTCTTTTGATTTACAACGAACACTGATTAAGCACTTTGATCTTGAAGTTACAAAAGACAACGCAAAAGACAAAGTGATTGAAATGTCCAACGGCTCTAGTATTCGTATGGGTTCGGTTAATCAGGTTGACTCCTGTGTTGGTCGCTCCTACGATCTTATTATATTTGATGAAGCAGCCCTAGCGGATGGAAAGGATGCCTTTAACGTAGCCCTACGTCCTACACTGGATAAAGAAAATTCCAAAGCGATATTTATATCCACGCCACGAGGCAAAAACAACTGGTTCTCTGAATTCTTCTTCAGAGGCTTCCAAGACGACTTCCAGGAATGGGCATCGATTAGAGCGACTTATAGGGACAATCCTCGGATGTCTGAAAACGATATTCAGGAAGCTAGAAAATCGATGTCTGAATCCGAGTTTAAGCAAGAGTACGAAGCAGACTTTAACACCTATGAAGGTCAAATATGGAACTTCAACCACGAAGAATGTATCTTCAACGGGAGTGAATTGGATACGTCAAAGATGGATGTATTTGCGGGGTTGGATGTAGGTTACAGAGACCCGACTGCGTTCTGTGTAATCGGTTACGACTGGGACGAGCAGAAATACTACTTACTTGACGAGTACTTAGACGCAGAGCAGACAACAGAGAAGCACGCCCAAGAAATACAGGTTCTAATTAAGAAGTGGGATATAGACTACATTTATATTGATTCCGCTGCACAGCAGACACGATTCGACTTTGCTCAAAACTACGATATCTCAACTATTAACGCAAAGAAGTCCGTACTAGACGGTATAGCACAGGTTGCTGGAATCGTAGATAATAATACTTTGTTTGTAGAACAGGCATGTAAAGAAACGCTCTCTGCGTTAGATCAATACCAGTGGGATGCGAACCCTAACCTTGCAAGAGAGAAACCGAAACACAATTACGCATCGCACATGGCGGACGCGTTAAGATATGGACTCTATTCATTTGAGACTTCGGCAACAAGTTTTTAGGATACCTGGTCAAAAATAGTTATTGACATAGTACCTCAAACTAGATATAATTCTTCTAATCGAAAATAGAAATCCAAAAAAACCCGATGGTTAAATTAAAACGAGATATAGTAAAATATATTCGAGATAAGGCAAAGAATAAATACCAGAAGGGTTCGGCTTGTGAGATTTGTGACGCTACAGAACGATTGGATTTTCACCATTTCTATAGTCTTGCACCTTTAGTGCATAAGTGGATACGCGAAAACAAACTTAACCCAGAGTACATTCTGGCAATAAGAGAAGACTTCATAGAACAGCATGAAGCAGAACTTTACGAGCATACTGCAACACTGTGTCATAAACATCACATGCAGTTGCACAAAGTATATGGAAGAGACCCTGGACTAGGAACGGCACATAAACAAATGCGGTGGGTCGAGATTCAAAGAGAAAAACATAATGGCATGGTATAACAATATTTTTGGCGGGAAAGCTGTAGAGGAAAAAAATAATCCCGCTCAAGAACTTTTAGGCGGAACTTCAGAAACTACTCGCGAACCGACTATAAGTTACGAGCGTCAGTACGAAGAGCTCGAAATTGTTAACCGTGGCGTAAATATGATAGTAGATGACGCAGCAGAGATACCTTCAACTATTATCGGCTCCAGACGAAATACCGGAGTTGTTAAAGCAGTAAAAAGAGCCAAAGTAGATCAGTTACTTAATGTAGAGCCTAACTTATTTCAAGATATTAATACATTTAAGCGTAACCTTATAACAGACTTTATACTTGACGGAAACATATTTATATACTATGATGGAGCTCATCTCTATCATCTGCCCTCCAGTAAAATGGCGATACATGCTAGTAAAGATACTTACATAGAGCGGTTTACTTTTTCACAGGCTGTTGACTATTCACCTAAAGAGATTATTCATATAAAAGAAAATTCTTTCTACTCAATTTATAGAGGAGTACCTCGTTTGAGTCCTGCCCTTCGAACCATGCAACTTATAGGTTCTATGCGTAAATTTCAAGATAACTTTTTCAAGAACGGAGCAGTGCCCGGTCTAGTACTTAAAAGTCCTAACACTTTATCCGAGAAAATCAAAGAAAGAATGATACAATCTTGGGGCGTAAGATATAGACCAGAAGCCGGAGGAAGAAGACCTTTAATTCTTGATGGTGGAATAGAGATAGATTCTATATCAAATAGTAATTTTAAAGATTTAGACTTTCAAAATTCTATAGCAGAAAACGAAAAGATAATTTTGAAGGCGCTTGGAGTACCTCCAATACTTTTGGACTCTGGTAACAACGCTAATATTCGCCCGAATTTACGACTCTACTATTTGGAGACTATATTACCTATTGTTAGAAAAATTAACTTTGGATTCGAAAGATTTTTCGGATTTGAGATAAAAGAAGATATTACAAATATACCTGCTTTACAGCCAGAGCTACGAGACCAATCTTCGTACTACACTTCATTAGTTAATGGAGGAATTATATCTCCTAACGAAGCTAGAAATGCGCTAGGCTTTGAACCCGTAGATGGTGGAGATGAAGTAAGAATACCTGCAAATATAACAGGAAGCGCATCAAACCCAGATGAAGGCGGCAGGCCCGTCGAGGAAGAGGAAGAATAAATGTCCGGCTCATCAAGACAAAAGAAAGAAATGGCAGTAAAGATGGCAATGTATTTTGCAGAAAGAGGATATATTCCTAGTCCACAAGCGTTTTCTGCGGACTCTCTTAGGCCTCCCATGAT